TATCTGTTAAAAATAATAAATAATCTAAATCTAAATTTAAATGCCAAACAGGAGAAGATAATTCTTTAGGATATGGGAATTGTTTTATTAAATTTTTCTGATCTTCTACAGAGCCACCTATAACATCTGGAATAACACACCAATGAGGATGACCTAATTTATTTTCTAACCATTTATAATAAACATTAAAGTCGAGTTTTTTCCCTTTTGTAAAACTTGTAAATGCACCATTATCCCACATAATAGATTGACCAATTAATAAACACCTTTCTGCATCATCTGGTCTAGCAAAAGAAACACAAAAGTGCTTCCCTGCCATTTTATAAAATTGCTCTTTAGGAGTTAGTGGAGTGCCGTGATAATGGATCATTTTCTTTTTTGCTTAAATAATAATAAATAATTAAAGCTGCAATCATTTTGGAAACAAACATTGTAGCAGTTGCTAATAAACTAAAATGTCCAATTATATATAAAAATAATGCACTATCAACTGGTGTGGAAATTAAAGAACTTAATAATATTCTTTTAGGCAAAGGTTTTTTTGTAAACGTAAATATTGACCAATCAATCATTTCAGATGCTGCAAAAGCAATTAATGAAGCTAGTGCAACATATGGATCAGCCATAATATAACTTAGAAAAGCACCAATTCCCATTGCTAAAATTACTTTATGTCCAATTTCCTTTTGTGCAAAATCTCTTAAAACAAATATTATACCAACTATCAAACTCATTGGTGGATACATTGTGTCAAAAAATGGTATTAATGGAACATATACAAAACCAATATTAATCAACACTATTGAAAATATATAAAAAATTGTAAATTTGTATGTTTGCATTTTAAAATCCTATAAATCTTTTCTTTTATACCTATAACCATCTTTAGCAGAGCCAATTTTATGCTTATAATTGCTAGGATTAGTTGACATGATTGAGCTTAACATAGAGTTACCTGTACTGTTTACAGGTGTAAACCATTTATGATGAACATTCTTTTCTTTCTCATATTCAGCTACTGCTTTTGGGCAATCCTCAAACATTAAATCTTCATCTAAATCATCTTTTTTAGCATTTGCTTTCTGAAGTTTTTTGGGAATTTGTTTTAATTCAGCATCGCTATAGTTAGCATTTCTTCTGCAAATATTGCACATTCTAGGTTGTATTCTAGGAACTTTTATTGGCTCTAATTCTTCATCACATTTAAAGCATCTACTAAATCTTTGATGCTGTTCTTCAATCTGTTCCTTTGTTCTCTTTATCCCTTTGTAAACTTTTTCCCTCATTATAAATCTCCAATCGTTCATCAAAGCAATTCATGTGCAAAAGGTCACCTCGACCATCTGCTACAAAAATATCTTCATCTAAGTCAATACCAATTTCACAAAAAACACAATTTTTAATTCGCTTAATTCTTGTGCCAAAGATATCCCTCTGATTGCTTATCTGTGGTTTTGGTCTTGGTCTTCTTTTCCTCAACACATTCACTCATAACTGCTGCATAACCTGCAATGTCTAAAATACTATCTTGATGGTCTGGTGTTTCTATTAATCTAGCAACTTTTAATCCAACCATCATCAGAGCAACTTGTTCTTCAGTTACATCTGAACCTAGTATTATTGACCATATTTTGGCTATACGATTGTGGTTTTCTAATACCTTGCCATAATGTTGCCCTCGACTATTAAGGGCAACTTTACAGGCATCTAATAACTCATTCTTATTCATTAAAAAGGTATCTCATCATTTAATTCAGTTGAATTAGATAAGGTTTTATCTTCAGCATTTCTTGATGATGCACCAAAGGCTAAACTCTGAACATTTAAAGATAATGCAGTTTTAGAAACACCATCTTTTTCATATTCCCTTGTGGATAACTCACCAGAGATAAAAACTTGTTGACCTTTTTTTAGGCTGTCATTTAAGGATTCACCTCTCCTGCCCCAAATAGAGCAGTCCAGCCATATTGTCTTTTGCTTATCACCAAAGCCCACATTAGAGCCTATAGAGAAGTTACAGACCTTATTGTCACCTAAGTCTTTAAGCTCAGCATCTCTCGCTAATCTTCCATCAAATACACAATTATTCATTATTAATCTCCTTTTTTCTATTTGCGAATAATTCTAATTCTTCATCAGTTGTTATTCTATTTTTTGCTGAATAGTTTTTAACCCAATAAGCATTAACTTCTTTAACTGTTTTGCATTTGGATAATTCTTCTTTTAAGTCAATTTTAGGTGGGTCACCAACATTGGAGGAGGTTTTGTCGGTGACCCCAGAGGTCGCAGATTTATGAGAAACAAGGGGAGAACCTCCACGACCTCTAAGCGAACTGTTTGCATCATCATCTGCTGATCTAAGCCCTAGCATTGTGAGCAATGCATATCTCCTTAAATACGATAAACATGAACCATATGATTGATATGTCTCTTTTTCTGTTTTAAGTCCCATCATACTTTCAAAGAACTCACCGCTTTCTAAGTGCATAACTCTCGTTATTAGGTGGTCAACTGATACATATTGAATAAAGTCTAAACCATATTCTTGTATGTTATCTAAAGCATTTAATACATCATTTAAAGTATTATATTCTGATTTAAACATTGGATTTTTACCAGACTTATCAACTTTTGCTTCTGATCTAAAACGACCAATAGCTCTGATTAAAAACTTTTGTCTATTTTCTTGATGTTGTAAAACACCATCTTCATCTACTAGAACTCCCATAATTTCCTCGCTTTCTGTAAATATTCTTCGTCTAGTTTCCATTGGTAGGCGTGATCCCAGTCTGGATCAACTATTGAAGCTAGGACTTTTGGGTCATCACTAAACTTCAATAGATTTTGTCTAACTAATGCTTTTTGTCTCATTTCCTCTAAGCATTTAGATAGATTATCTGCCTTTAATTCATCACAATTAAAAGGCGTAAATAATACAGCTTCAACATCATTTATATAACAAATAGATGGCGTTATATTTAATGCTTTTTGATATATAGCTGATTGCATAACGTGGTTCTTTTCTGGTGATTTAGGAAGTGAACCTTTTGACCAACCTTGAGAACCATCTTTAAGAAGTCGTGTTTTTCTAGGTGCTTTTGTTTTCATTTCACAAAAAATAGTATCTGGAACAACCAAATCCACATAACCAATAATATCAACATTAACACCATCAAATCTTGTAGTTATCTTTTCTTCTGGGATAGCTGCAAAGAAACCATTTTCCAATAATATATCAACACCATTTTGAATCATTTGTGGGATAATGCCACGATATTTAATTCGCTTTGCTGCATCTTCATTAGCATCGTGCATATCAAACTCAATTTGTGCTTCCCTGGTCGCATCATATAATGGAATACCACATAAGACATTCTGTATGGCATTATGAACAGCAGAACCTAGTGCGGCATTTTCACCGACTACAATATTTCTTCTGTCTTTTCCTAAATATATATATTTAAACAACCAAGCTGCTGTTGATTGTAGTAATTGTGATGGACTAGTGTGATCTAAATCTACACTCAACCATTCTAAACCTATGTCATTTTTGTCTCTCATAATTTTGATAATAATCATTAAATTTCATAAATCAACAAAAAAATTTACAAAAAAGATATTTTTTTATTTGACACCATTAACCATTGTGGTAATAATGTACCTATAAACAGAAACAAGGAGAAACAAAATGAACTTTAAAGAACTTTATGAAGATTACTTAAAGGAGTGCGATGATGATTGTGGCATCGAAGATGGTGAGCCAATGTCTTATGAAGAGTTTGTAGCACAATATAAATATGAGGGAGCAAACTTATGATTAAATTTATAAAAAACTTTGGTATTTATTTTTTAGAGTTAGCATTTCTAATAATGTTGTTTGGATTTGCTTGGTTTTTATTAGTAGTGTTTGGATAGGAGTAATAATGAAACTTAAAGATTGGTTATCAAATAACCACATATCTCAAAAACAGTTTGCTGATGCTTTATGTGTCAGCAATGTAACTGTTAATAGGTGGATTAATGGGCAAAGAATACCCTCAGTTCATATGATTATTAAGATTGAAGAAATTAGCAAAGACGAAGTTCAGCTAAGGGATTGGATAGATGGGTAAAATGCAAAGGGATAAGGGAGCAAGGTTTGAGCGTGAGATTGTACATAAGTTAGAGTTTCATGACATAAAAGCAAAACGTGTTCCCTTGTCTGGCTCAACGTGGCTCAAAGGGGATGTTATCGCCAATCTTAATAATGAGGATTATGTTTTAGAGCTAAAGAAAAGAGGTAATGGTTTTAAACAGATTTATGAATGGATTGATGAAGCTGATGCTTTGGTTATTGCCGCTGATAGAAAAAAGCCTTTGATTGTGATGGATTTAGATGATTTTTGTGATTTATATAACAATAAGGAAAAAACCTAATGAGTTCTAGAATGTATGAAACTAAAGCTGATTTAAGACGTGAGGAAGCTGTAATAGATGAATTTTGCAAGATATATAATTTACAAAAAAAGAAGTTGCCTTTTAATCAGAAAATAGATTTTGCTCTTTACAACAAAAAAAAGATTTATGGTTTTGTGGAAGTCAAGTGTAGAGTTTTTAATAAAGATAAATATAATACAATGTTTGTTGGTCTTGACAAAGTGCAAGCGGCAAGAAGTTTAGCAGATATAACAGGGATGAGGGTTTTGCTTTTAGTTTGTTGGGCTGATGTTATGGGTCACATAGATTTTACAGAAGATTTTGAGGTTAATTTAGGTGGCAGGTCAGATCGAAATGATGTTTTAGATTTTGGCATAGTTGCACATTATCCTATTGACAAATTTAAAGTAGTTGGAACTAGTCCAATAATAAGGGGGAATTAATTGAGTATAAAAGCAATAAATTATGTAATTGATTTAGAAATAGGTGACCCAACTTCTAAACTGATAATGATTAATTTAGCTAATCTTTATAATGATGCAACCGAGTATGCTTATCCCTCACAGGAATTATTAGCACAAAGGTCAGAATGTTCTATTAGAACTGTACAGAGAAAATTAGAAAATTTAAATAAATTAGGGTTTATAAAAGTGCATTTTAGACCCAATAAAACATCACTTTATTCGTTTCCAAAGATAAATGGTTACGACACCGCTGACGTGTCAGATTGTCATATCCAAAAAAATGGTTACGACAAATCGGCAAATGGTTACGACACTAGTGACGTACGAACCATTAATAATATACATTATATAAATAATAATAAAAAAAAGAAAAAAGATATTTTATTAACAGAATTAGTTTTAACAGATGAATTAAAAAAATATGCAACTGATAGAGAATTAGATGCAGAAGAAATTTTAGAAGATATAAAATTGTGGAATGAGCAGAATGGGAATAAAAAGAAATATGCAAGTCTAGATGCCTTTTTTATGAATTGGTGCAGAAAAGAAGCTCGTAGAAAGCCTAAAACACCTTTAAGGGTACAATCACACCAAAAAGATGATAAGGTCGCTGTAAGGGCAGAAAAAGTGCTTTCACAGCCACAAAAGGATTTAATAGAAAGTTGGATAGAGCAAGTTCACAATAAATCTAAAACCAATCCATCTGAATATGGTGGTGTTAATTATGATAAATTAAGAGATGCACTAACTACATCTATGAAATTTCAGTTTGCTAATTGGTATGGTGAAACCCTTACTACTAGACAAATATGCGACAAATTTAATTTAAATAAAAAGGTATAGAATAAAATTGTATTTGTGATATTATTTGTTTTTTAATAAAAAGGAGATTGAAGATGCCTGGTCATTATGGGAAACCAATGAAAAAGAAAAAAACTAAAAAAATGAAGAAAAAGAAATAATGCCCTTAATAAAGGGTTATTCTGCTAAATCAATATCTGAAAATATTAAAAGGGAAATAAAAGCAGGTAAAACAAGAAAACAAGCAGTAGCCATAGCTTTATCTGTGGCTAGAAAAGCAAAGAAAAAAAAGAAGAAGTGATGAACGGATTTACTACTACAGCTACTCTATCGGAACTCATAGATAAGCGACCTATCAAGAAAAAAAAGATTAAAAGAACTTATAGTATTTCCAATAGAATCAATTTAAAAGCTGCCCAAAGAATAATGAAGATAAAAAAGATTTAGCAGAAACTTCAATAGTTAGAAATATTTAAATGAATATTCAAGAAATAGAAATAGATAAGTTAATTCCTTATCATAATAATCCTAGAAAAAATCAAGCTGTAAACAAAGTCGCTAGTTCTTTAAAAGAATATGGTTTTCAACAGCCAATAGTTACAGACAAAGATTTGGTTCTTATTGTTGGTCACACTAGACTATTAGCTGCAAAAAAATTAGGACTGAGTAAAGTTCCTGTATTAGTTGCTGATTTATCAGAAGCTAAGGCTAAAGCCTACAGAATAGCCGATAACAGGCTTAATGAGGATAGTGATTGGGATATTGATTTATTAACACTAGAAATTTCTGATTTATTAGAGCAAAATTAT